GATAATATTTCATTTCGTAAGTACAATTATCTGGCACAAGATCCTCAGTGAAATCTTCTTCAAAATAAGAAGCTATGATATTTTTATCGGAATCAAAAACTTGATAGTAAAAAAAATCAAACTTCATTGAACAATACCATTTTGGATTGCCATCTAATTTTAATTCTCCTTTTTTCTTAGCAAACCCACATAATAACTTTCCGCTGAAAGAGCCATCTTTTGGAAAGTCTTTGTAAGCCGCAAAATTTGCCTTTGCATGTTTTTCTGTAAAGTTATCTAGGTACTTTTGTATTTCTGAAAGCTGTATTTCAAAACCTAAAAGCTCTTCTTCATCTAAAGGCTTCATTCTCATTATCCCTGAATTTGAAACATCTTGTTCTAATTCAAACTTTAAAAAAAGAAACTCACTTACTCTTGTTGAGTACTCGGGAAATAAATTCTTCACTGCCAAACTATACATCAAGTCTTGCAGGTTATCTGTAGCATCTTTACCCTTAAATACCGCTTTACTAGTTTTAAAATCTCTTATAAGAGCATATTTTTTCTTTTTATATAAAAACAATTTATCTATAAAACCTCTAATTTTATATTTTATAGATCCGTCATTTTTAATTATATCGAAATCTTTTTCTGAATATTCTATAGTCGGCTTACCTGTATCTGTACCAAAAAAATCATAAGCTAATCCATTATAAATCATTTCTTTGATCATTTGAATATTTTCTTCATCGTCAACTTCGTATTTAACAGCATGTTTTAAAATAAGTTTTTTTATAGAAGGTACAGCAAAAACATCTTGAGATTTAATAATTTTATTATAATATTTTTTTCTTCTTTTTTCCCCTAAAACTTCAAAAACTAAATGGCATATAGAACCTCTCTTAGCTCCGTCATTGCTTTTATCAGGAAGGTGCAATTTGTATTTGCACCAATAAAGCCAAGAACACGATTGAGCTGTTTTTATCCTGCTGGCAGATAAAGGTGTTTGTGGTTCACTACTCATCACTAATCACTAAGGAAGTTTTTATTTCTTTTTTAGTGAAACAAGAGGAGTTTTTTTTGATAAAATCACAAATATATTTTAATTGCTTTTGTTGATCTACCTCTTTATTAGACCAGTGTTGAAAATCATATTCTGCTAAATGAGCATCACCAAAATCATTATATGGTTTCGGAGGGAATTTTACACTTAATATATTTAAATCAAAATAACAAGATAATTTTAAATAGTTTTTTATCGCTGCAATAAGTCCTCTATTTTTTGAACTGCCGTGGTCATTGTTAGTACAAATAAAGATATTGCGTATTTGCTGGCTACTAAGAAAATTGATAATATTATTATTGACAGACAAACCAAACAAGACCAAGACGTTTTTAATATTTTGTTCATAAAGAGCCAACGCATCACCTATACTTTCTACTAGAATTACTTCTTTTTCTACTATTATTTGTTTTTTTACACCTGTGTTGCAATTATTAGCGGGGTACACCCAATTATTTCTTTTCCCTAGATGCTTCCATTTTGGATAATGATTATCTTCATCTACCTTCCTGCCAGAAAAACCTATAACTTGATTATGTTCATTATAAATAGGAAAAACCATTCTTCTATACATTTTGCCAACTCCCGCCAAGCCAACTTCAAACTTTTTTTGAGTTTGCTCAGAAATCAATTTCTTTTTGTAAAAACTATAATTAGGAAAAAGTTTATCTAAAGATTCTTTGGGGTAAATTTTTTCCATTTCTATCGTTTCTTTTTTCTTATATATTACAGCATCACCTGAATTTTTAACTTTAGATAAAAATTTATTTAAAGTTTCTTGATCTCCTTTTAATGTTTCTCTAACTAAAGCTTCAAAAGGTTTTGACCCTTTATCAATAACAAAATCCATCCAGACTCCTGTATTTTTGTATATTTTAAGAGCTGTTTGATTATCTCCACTTCTATATAAAGCTTGAGTTCTCCAATGATCTCCGCAGTCTATGAGTTTATACCCCATACTCTCGAGAATTTGTTGAAAATCCTCAGAATTGGTTGAAGTCTGGTATTTCATCTTGAACGCCTTCTGTGTCTAATTCATGCTCTCCATTGAGCATATTAGCTATATCTCTTAAATCTCCTCTTTCAGTAATATTAAAATTATTAAAATTTAAATTAATTGAATTTTTTCTCAAAGCATCATCTATTCTTACTGGTTCTACCGCTCCTGCAATATCACTACCCAGATGACGAGCTTTTACATTTATAAGTTTGTGTGTACCAAATCTTTCGCCTTCAGATTCTATTTCATCAGCAGTTTTATTTCTAAGAATAAACATATGTGAACAAAACTGAGTTATCCGATCAGAAAGAGATACAATAGATTCGTCATCAACAATGTTTTGAGCGTTTCGATTGTTTGTTATGCCATACCTATTAGATTGAACAGAGGTTATCATAGGAATAATTGGCTCACCTTCGTGTAATATTTCTTTTTGAACACACTTCTTAAATTTATCGACCATTTCTCCCACAATTTGCCATTCTGATTTATTATTCATTCTTTCCGAAGTGGTTTTAATATAATCAAAAGAAAAGACCATTTTATTGCCTCTTCCTACCTTAGCGTAATAAAATCTTTTCAATGTACTCACCATGGAATCGACATCCATTCCTCCAACATTATAATAATAAAATTTTAAATCTTTTATCTTAGGCCAAATATTTCTAACTTTTTGCACTACTCGATCTCCAGCCCTCCTCCATTTACCGCTTTCTAATAAATGCATAGAAACCCCACTTAAAGAAGCGCATTGCCGCATCGTTAATTCCTCTTTGCTCATTTCACCATTATCGAAATGTAAAACTGGGACATCATACTCCATACTCACTTTGGTAGAGTAATCCATGCAAAATTGAGTTTTACCAACACCAGACCTTGCTACAATAACAGTAATGTTTCCAGGTCTTAAAAGAGACCCATATATTTGATTTACTTTTGGGTGTGGCCCCATCATCCCAAACTCAGTTAAGGGATTATTGCCTCTTTCTTCGATAAGCTCCTCCATATCCTCATAGATATTTGATGGAGAATCGTTGCCTATTTCATATAAGTTAATTCTAGAATTATAAATAGAATCTGCGGCTTCTATTATATCTTGATATGAAGACTCGGCAGACATAGCCTTCATCCTCTTAGAAATCGCATTCGAAGATTCAAGTATTTCTCTCCTTATAGAATATTTTTTTAGTTCTTTTGCAGTTTTAAGAATATTTCCAGCAGGTACTTTTCTCAAAGCTAAAGATTTTATATAATCAGAAGGGTTTACATTATCTTCAAAAGATAAGCCTATTTCATTAACTCTTTGAGCAATGATTATTTCATCTATCTCATCATTAGCCGTGATAGCTTGCTCTATGATCCTAAAAATTGTAGAATTTAAAGAAGTAGATTCAGAATAAAAATCTGAAGTACTTATAAAGTTAGATATCTCTGTTAAAGACTCAGGATCTTTAAGAAGACCCGCTAACAATTGTTTTTCAAGCTCGTAAGAATATATCATTGGGATTCTTCTTCATCATCTTCTTTTGAAACAGTAGACTTAGATCGTGTAAAATAATCTTCTAAGGCTTTAACTAAACCTAATTCAGTCATACCACAATCAAACCTTTGATAAATTAAAGGCCGCCCATTTTCAGAGGAAACTGCCATAATTATTCCTTTGTATTTATCTACGCCTCCTGAAAGCTCATAAAGCTTATCCACCATTTCTGACGGTATTGAAAATTCTGGATCTTCTTCGCTTTTTTCATTCATAAATATATTTGTTGATCGTCAAATAAGGATGCTGTTATTTTATCTTGAGGATAAACTTCCGCAAGTTTTATTTTGTTAGCTTCACAAAACTGAAATTTTTTTTCATCTCTTTTTAATTGATCTGAATACTTAAATTTGTTTTTGTGAAAAAATTTAACATACTTAGTATGTTGCGCCCCTTGTACTTCTACTGCTATTTTTTTATTAGCATTATAAAAATCTAAAGTAAGCCTAGTACCCACCACCCTAAATTCCTCAAAGACAACATCATGTTGCCAATAAGAACGCAAAAAATCTTTTACTCTTGTTTGAAATTTACTGCGACTTGGTTTGTCCCAGTGAATTAAATATTTTTTTGCATTTTTTAGATTTCTTTCTCTACCGTATGAATCAATAAATTTCATCAAACCTATTCAAGAGAAAGTTCTTGTATGTCTTTTTTGAAGAACTCAAAAAGGTACTTAGTTAATTCAGGGTTAGTTTCTATATATTTAAATAAATTATTCATGCCCTGAATTTTATCAGGAAAATCAAAAGGAGTTTCTGCAAGCAACTCATTAAAGTCTTCTGTAGCACTAATCCAAGCACCGCTTTTTTTAATGTAAGAATAAGCTTCTAATAAATCCACTATCTCTTTTTCTATCCAAATAGAAGTACCCCCTGTCCTGCCATAGCGGATAGGATAACTTATCTTCGTATTGGTTTTTTCGTTTGGAGATTTTTTTATGATTAATTTAGAGCGAACTCCAATTATTGGATTAGTCTTAGCATCAGGTTTTTTCGTAGCATCTTGCAAAATTTGATCTCCAGCAAATCGCGGTTCATATTCTACAATCCAGTTAGCAAAGTGAAGTAACGCATTACCTCCTGTTGCTGTAGTTTGCCTAACAGGAGCCTTGCTGTACGGATCAAGTTTTATATCTGCCCTAACCTGAGAGATAAAAATAGCCATATGTCCTCTTTTAGCTAATTTTATAGACATTTTTTTCATAAATGTCGCAGCAACGACAGCTCCTCCAGCTACTTTGGAAGAATCGTCATAATTTTTAGCCATGTCGTTTTTGAGGATTAAACCATCAACTGAATCCAGAACAAAACAAAATTTAGTTTTTTTCTCATTGTTGTCTACTAACTGACTAATTATCTCGGCCACAGACTCATAGATATTGCTTTCAAAAACAAAACATTTACCATCTTCCCATTCATCGTGGGAGCTTACAAATTCTACTCCAGATCGTTT